ACCCATCATATTTCAAAGTGGAACCATCATCCAATGATAGTTATGGTTTTGAGAATCTACAAATGACTGATATACTACCTAAAATCAAGATGAAGGATTTCTTCTTAGATATAGTTAAGATGTTCAACTTGGTAGTTGTGGATAATCCAAATGTACCAAATAATTTAATCATTGAACCAAGAGAGGATTACTTTAGAAGTAAACGTAAAGTAAGGGATTGGGATGATATATTGGATAATAGTTCAGAGATAATCATATCTCCAATGGCTGAGGTTGATGCAAGTACATATATCTTCACATACAAGGAGGATACTGATTTCTATAACGAACAATATACTGATGAAACAAAACTTGTATATGGTGCCCTTAAATTGTATATTCAGAATGATTTCTCTTATGAGGAAAATAAGTTAGAAGTATTATTCTCACCTACACCAGATTCATCCCAATTCATTGGAGATGTTGTAGCACCGTTCTTTGCTGAAATGTCAACGGTAGGTAAGTTCAAATCAAAGAAGGTTAAACCAAGGATATTATTCTACACTGGTACGAAAGATTTAAATCCAGTATCTAATAGTGGTGTACCAACATCATTTAGATTTAAGGATTATGAATCACAACCTAATGACCCAACATATCAATATACGGAGTATCCATATACTGGTATGTGGGATGACCCATACAATCCACAATATGATTTAGGATTTGGTAGAGTGGAGAAGGTATATTGGAATGCTAATAAATTCCCAGTGAACAACCTATATGAACAATTCCATAGGTATACAATTGATAATGTTATTGATATTGATGCTAAGATATTGGAGGCAACATTCCATCTAACTCCAAAGGAAGTAGAGGATTTCGATTTCAGAGATGTAGTATTCTTGAGGGGTCAATATTGGAGGGTAATGAAAATCAGTGATTATAATCCAGCTGGTGCTGATAGTTTAACTAAGGTAACTCTATACAAGGTAATTGATTTTGAAACATATAATGAGAATGCTGACCAGATAGGTGTTAATAGTCAACCTTGTCCAACCGATGTAATTGCAATTAGAAAGGGTGCTGGTACTTCGTGGTATTATGTATCAGCATCTGGTTTACCTGTCACATCAGAATGTTGTAGTTCTCTTGGTGGTAGTTGGTATCATGGTAGATGTGTGGCTAAAGAGTATGAGCCTACTGACCCTGTTGGTCCATATGAACCAGTTGGCCCACTTAAACCTAGTAAGTTTCCATATGGTGGTAATGGTGTGATTATTACACCAGAGCCTTATGGTCCTGTTGTATTAAGAGATAGGAATAATACAATCAATTCTCCAACTGCAAATATAAATGGTAGGAATAACTTCATATCTAGATTGACTGAGAACATAACTGTATTCGGTAATAATAACTCTGTAAATGATGGTGTAAAGAACACCGTTATAGTTGGGGATAACATCAGTGCTAGAGAGAGTAATTCAATTTACTTAGGTAATATTAGAATTGATGAGAATGGTAATTCATTTAACGTTGGATTAAAAGTAATTGATGGTGGTAAAGATGAAGTATTCCCAGTAACAAAAACAAATGATGTAGATATCATCGATGGAACATATGATTCAACTAGGAATCCAGATGGTGATTTTAATAATAGGGTTATCATTGATGGTGAAGATGACAGTGGTGTTCCAGAATAAAAACACAAATACGTTTTATATATTTAATAATAAAGAATATGGCGACTACGGAATATAGTAGATTAAGATTAAAGAGGGCAACACAAGCTGGTGTTGAACCAACTGTACCAACAGGTAGTACATTTGATAACACATGGTTAGCAACTGATATTTTCCTTGGGGAGATGTTTGTGAATACAGCTGATGATAGATTATGGGTAAGAACTGGTAACGGTATCCAAGAGATTGCTGTAAGTGGTTTCTCATCATCTAATTATTACACAACCGATGCTTACATTCTAAGCGGTAATACAATAGGTTTTGATAGATTTGATGGTACTGGTACCACATTGGAGTATACACTTGATTTAGACCCAATTCTAAGTGGTGGTAGTGGTAACTTCTATGTGACTGGTGGAACGTACAACAGTGGTACCTTAACACTTACTAGAAACGATGCAACAGACATTACGGTTACTGGGTTCACTGGTGGTGCAAGTGGTGATTACTTACCATTGAGTGGTGGAACTATGGAAGGTGATATTACCATGAGTGCTGGTACCCAAATTGATTCAACTGAGAATACCAACACAATTGATTTAGATTATGTAGGTTCTGGTAGTTTATTATTAAGTACAGATGGTGTTACAAACCAATCGTTTCTTGGGCTTGGTACTACTGATGCAACATTATCATCAACAGGTGCAACAAGTATCATTTCTAATAGTGTTAATAATTCTGTAAGTGTTAATAATGGTACAGGTATATCGGAATACTTTGCAACTATTGGACATGAATTCACAGCTAGTGGTACTACAGCACTTGATTTAAAGGATAACGTAGACCTTGTAGCTAACACTGATTTCACATTCAATGCTGGTAGTAATATCACTGGTGGTGTCAACGGTACTGAATTCCAATTGCTTGATAATCAAACTGGTAATGTTGGTATTGCGAGTGTAACGCAATCAGCGGCAATGTTGTTAACAACACAGAATTCAACTATCAATCAAGGTGCATACAGTTCAGCAATCATCGGTGGTGCTACTCATAAAATTGGTACTGGTGGAATTAATAATGTAATACTTGGTGGTAATAATAATACTATACTTGGTGGTCGACAAAATGTTACAATACTTGGAGGTAGTAATATCACAGCAACAACAGAGAACTGTGCATATGTTAGTCAATTCAACATTGATGCACCATTAACCAATGATGCTGTTTATTCACTTGGTATTGATGCAAACGGATTCGTTGTACAAGATACGGCAGTCAGTGGAATAACTGGTGACATCATTACAGGAGCAACACAATCCAACGCTAATGGAGGTACATTATCATTCCTTTCACCAGATAATACATTAACAATAACAGGTGTAACAGGAGGTGCTGCAATGGATTTATCATTTGCAATATCAGATGAAACAACTGCAATCACAAGTGGTACAACTAAGTTAACTGTATTCGCACCATATGATTTCACACTATCAAATGTATATGCATCACTATCAACTAGTGGTTCAACGGATAGTGTATTCGATATCAATAAGAACGGTACAAGTATATTATCAACTAAGATAACAATCGATAGTGGTGATGAACATTCAAGTGATGCTGGTACACCACCAGTAATATCAACTAGTTCATTCAGTGCATTCGATAAGATAACGATAGATATTGACACAGCTGGTACAGATGCCACTGGTGCTAAAATCTATTTGGTAGGAAATAGAGATTAAGATATGAATATGTTAATAAACCCATTTATATTCCAATCAGAGGTTGTATGTGATTCATTTGATTATGTAATATTTGCATCACACTTAACTGATGAATTTTATTCATATGATGGTTCAAGTTGGACTACAACAAGTGTAACGACTGCTCCATTATCTATGGCATTCAATCCTAATTCTTGTAAGTTAATTGGACCTGTATTTAATGATTCTATATATTATGGTGATTTCGTTGAATCAGATGGTTCCAATTCATATTCAATTAATACTGGGCCAGATAGCACACAAAGATATATTATAGAGTTCTCCGAAGATTTAGATAGATGGATTAATTTTAAACCATCCCATACTACTGGTTACTATTCAGATGATGATGGTGATAATTGGACCAGTTTTACATTCCCAAGTATAAATGCTTTAAACCAGAATGGACACGTTTGGGCTGGTGGTACAATAGATAAATATATTGTATCTGGTAGAGTTGGTGGAGGTGGTAGTCAGACATTACTTTATACATCATCAGATGGTATAACTTGGACTAGTAGAACAGTTCCAAGTGGTTATGACCCTTACAATGCTATGGCATATTCACCTACATTAGATAGAATTATTGGTATAGCTAATAGTGCCAATGCATCATATTCAGATGATGGTATTAATTGGAGTGGTACAACTGCTGTTGGTAGTTTTGATACTTACTATGCTGCGTGTTGGGCCAGTGGTTATGATTTATTCTTAGCTTGTTACAATGGTGGTATTGCATACTCAAGTGATGGTATCAGTTGGAGTGCTGGTACTGGATTAGGAGGTGACCTATATTTCACTATAACATACTCACCAGCTTTAGATATGGCCTTTGCATGGAATGGTACAACAAAGGATATTTATGAATCGAGTGATGGTATGAGTTGGAGTGTATCAACTACGGCCCCAACTAATCATGGGTTCACATCGGTGGCCCCAAGGTAAAACGAATAATGATATTTTATATTTAGTAATAAAGATATGATTATAGTAGACACAAATGATTATGTAGTTGGTGAGGGAATAAAGATAGAAGTAGTTGATGCTCAAGGTGAAACTGGTTTAGTTAAAGTAACGGTACACGAGGATGGACCAAACAATTTCTATTACATTGGAAATGACGATAGGGATGATTACCTAATTTACAATGTAAGTACACCAGACCCAAATAAGAAGTGGCAATACATTGATGGATATTTCATCGAAGTAGAAGTAGATAATAGTGATATGATATTTTAATAGAAGATGGCGAAGAAGGTGACGATAAATATAGCGATAAACACTAAGGATGGTGAGAAATCCATTGGTGATTTAAACAATGAAGCGAAAACAACTCTTAACACATTAGGTGATATGAGGGAAGCTGCTAGTGCTTTAACTGAGGAACTTGAGAGAACTGAGGTTGGTACTAAACAATACGAGAAATTAAAGAACACCATCACCCAAGTTAATACTGAGATTAAGAATCAAGAACTTGAATTTGAGGCATTAGATATTGAACAAAAAGCTTCTGAGTTTGGTTCATTCGCAAGTGGTTTAGCGGATACTGCAACAGGTGCATTAGCATTATCGAGTGCATTAGGTATTACAAACAAATCATCAGAAGAGATGATAGAAGGTTTGGTTCAAGGTATGGCTATCGCAAATACATTCAGAGGTGGATTGGAAGGTATTGTATCGATGCAAAAGTTATTAAGAAGTTCTACACTTGCAACAACAGTAGCTACTAAGGGTGGTACAGTTGCGATGAGAATATTCAACACCGTTGTTAAAGCTAACCCAATCGGAATACTTATAACTGCATTAGTAGCAGCTGTAAGTGCCTTTGCTATATTCAGTAGTTCAAGTGAGGAAGCTAAAGATAAAACAGAAGATTTAGATGAAGCTAATAAAAAGCTTAATGAAACACTTAGATTACAACAAAAACTCTTAAATGTTAAAATTAGAGAGGTTCTTAGGAAGAAAGATATTGAGAGTACTGAAAGGTTAGTTGAATTAGAAACTGAGTTATTAAGATTGGAGGACATGATTACCGATGCTCGTAGGGACCGTCCAGATGACCTACAGAGAATATTGGAAATCCAAGAAATGATTAATGCTAAAACGTTGGAGATTGCACAAACAGAAGCAGCTGCTCGTAGACAAGCGTTAAAATTTGAACAAGAAGCTAGAGATATCCGTATTAAAAATATGGAGAAAGAGATAGCTAAGAACAAGCAACGTAATATTGATGATATCAATAATATAAATACCACTGCTGAGCAAAGAGAAAAATGGGCTAAGGAAAGGGCAGATAGAAACAAACAGCTTAGGGAACAAATCCAAATCACTGAGATTGAACAAAGGAATGAGAATGAGGAAACCTCATTATTAGAAGCTCGCCTTGATAATATGTTAACCAAAGTTAAGATTGATAATGCCAACAAGATTGCTGACATTAGAAAACAAATGGGTGAAACCTTAACTGAGGAACAACGTAAATCACTCCAAGAATTACCTGTTGATGCTGAGTTAGCAATTAAAGAAATTAACAGAATCCCAGTTGAACCTATTCCAGAAAAGTTAATACCAATAGATAGTGATTGGTACATTGAAGATTTCTTTGATAGGCTTAAAAGGTTAGGACAAGAAGCTGCTGATTCTATGAGTGGTTCATTTGAACAACTTAGTAATACAATTGAAGTATCATTCAATGGTTCATTTGAACAAATCAATACAGCCTTCGGAGCATTGCAAACCCAAGCGTTGGATACAATGACGAAGATTCAAAAAATGATGGTTGAGCAAGGTGAATTAACCACTGAACAAATCGTTGGTTTAGCTTTACAAGGTTTACAAGTTGGTATAAAACTTACAAATGAACTACTTAGAGAACAAAATGAACAACAGATAAGAGCAATCAATGAAAGATTTGATGCTGAACGAGAAGCATTAAATGCATCTCTTGCGAATCAAAGTATATCAAGAGAACAGTTTGAGGATAAGATGTCTGAGTTGGAACAACAACGTAGACAAGAAGAACTTCAAGCTAAGAGAGAAGCATTTAAACAAAACAAAGCATTACAAATAACTAATGCGGTTATGCAAACAGCACAAGCTGTATTAGCTGCGTTCTCATCTGCTGCTGCTATTCCAATTGCTGGTGTGGCATTGGGTCCAGTTATGGCTGGTGTGGCTGCTGCATTGGGTGCTGCTCAGATTGCGGTGATATCATCACAGAAGTTCCAAGCTGCTAGAGGTGGTGTGGTACCAGGTCAACCAAGTTCAGTAGATAGTGTGGATGCACAACTAGCAAGTGGTGAAATGGTCATTAATTCTAAATCAGCACAAATGTTTCCACAAGCATTATCGGCAATCAACGAAGCTGGTGGTGGAATACCATTAGCTCCATCGGTACCAAGTGATGGTAACGCTGATGAGAAAAGAGTGTTCAAAGATAATAGAGAAAATGGTCCAATTAGAGCCTATGTAGTTGAGAGTAATATGACCCAAGTACAGAAGCGTGTAAGTAGAATTGAAAGAAATTCGGAATTCTAAAGTATTAAACGAATAATATAATCTAATATTTAATAGTATGGAGAGAGAAGAAAAATATCCAATATACGAGGTAGTTGTAGACTACGATGATGAATCTGGTATGTTAAGAAATTCATTTGTTGAGAAACCAGCAGTTGAATTCACCAAGTTTGCATTCAGTAAGGAACAACAAAGATTTGTATTCTCAGATGATAAGAATGAGAATATGTTTATGGGGGTAAGTATCCTAGCTGATACACCTATCCCAAGAGTTAATGAATTCGGGGAACCATTTGCAGTTATATTCACTAAGGATACAGTAAGAACCATATTAAACAAGTTGGTTATGAAGAATAAAACAAATGAAATCACATTATACCATGATGAGAAACAACCGATTGATGGCATTTATATGGTTGAATCATTCATTACAGAAAAGGGTAGGGTGGAATCACCTTTATTTGACGTTCCAGATGGTAGTTTAATTACTACATATTGGGTACCAGATGATGAGAAATATGAGATACTAAAGAATGACCCAAAATTCAATGGGTTTTCTATAGAGATTCAAGCACAAGCTAAACTATATGATATGTTCAAGGAGGAAATAACCGAAGAACAAAGGTTGGCTAAAATAAAATCAATCTTAGATTCTGATATTGATGATGAACTTAAGAAAGATAGAATCAAGAAGTTAGTAAAATGATTAAAGATTACCTATTATCCTTTTTAAAATTTATACTTGTTTATTTAACACCAGTATTCCCAATTATGATTGTAATTGGGGTGGTGGTTTTAGCAGATACTTACTATGGTAGGAAAGCAGCAAGGGCAAGAAAAGAGAAAGTAACATCCAAGAATACAAGAGCTGGGCTAATCCCCAAGATGTTAGGTTATCAGATAGCCATTATTACTTTATTCATAATTGATGTATGGGCTGTTAATGAAATCGTAATTAATTACGTACCATTTACTTATATGTTAACTAAGATAGCTGGTTCATTTATCATTTGGATAGAATGGACATCTATCAATGAGAGTTATGAGGATATACACGGCTATACTTTGAATTCAAAGATAGGAGAATACTCAAAATTAGTTAGAACTACCATAGGTAAACTATTGGATTTCAAGAAAGATGTGAAGGATAAAAATAAATAAAGTATTAAACACTTTATATAATAATATATTTACTGTTAAAAAACAAACAATTATGTCAAAGAATATTTTAAAACAAATTGCTGATTTATTCTCAAGTGTTGAGGATAATAAGGTAGATACTAAAACGAAGGACGGTAAAATCCTTAGATTTAGTGAGTTAAAAGAAGGTGAATCCATAGTCCAATTGGATGAAGATGGTGAAGCTGAACTTGAGGATGGTACTTTTGAATTCGAAGATGGAAAAAAGGTAACTGTTAAAGATAATAAAATTGTATCATTCGAAGCTAAACCATCAGCATATCTTGAGTTACCAGTAGGTGAACACATACTTGGTGATACTAGGTACATTGTTGAAGAGGAAGTAGAAGATGAAGGTACAGAAAATGAGTACAGAAGAAATGTAATCGTTGAGATGGTACCAGTTGGAGAACAAACTACAGAAGTTGACGAGGATATGGAAGAGCAAAACTCTGATGAAGATAATTCAGATGAAACAGAAATCGATGAGAAGTTCATTGATGTTGAAACTGAGAATGGAGTTAAGATTCAAATCGTAACCCAAACTGAGGGAGTTGTTTCAGAGGGTGATGAAGTATTCATCGTTCCAGAAGAAGGAGATATGGAAGTTGCACCAGCTGGTGAACATGTATTGACAGATGGAAGAACAATCGTTGTTGATGATGAAGGAAAGATTTCAGAAGTGAAAGATGCTCCAGAATCTGAGGAAGAAAATAAACAAGAGAGTGCTGATGAAACAGAAGTATTCGAAGTGGTTCAAACTAAATTAACAAACATCCTCGATAAGTTCAAAAGCTTAGAAACTAAGTTTGAGGAAATCGAAAATGAGAATAAAGAATTGAAGGATAAAGTTGCTAAGTTTAGCGGTGAACCTTCTGATGACCCAACTTCAACGAAGATTGAGTTCAATAAAAAAGATAAACAATCAAGATTGGATTTCTTCTCAAAGAGATAATTCCAATTGATTAAAGATAATAATACATATTTAAAAAACTAAAAAATTATGAGTTTAGATGTAAGCGGCTTGAGTACTTGGACAGACGAGAACAAAATGCCATTAATTAAAAAATCTGTACTTGAGGGTAGAACAACCCAATTAATTACAGTACAACCAGACATTAAATCTAGTGCATCAATTAACATTATTGATTCAACATTATCAGCACAAGCTGGTTCATGTGGATGGAATGCATCTGGTACAACTGCGTTAACGCAAAGAGATTTATCTGTTTGCCCAATTAAGATTAACGAATCTATTTGTTTAGATACACTTGAATCTTATTACACGCAGAAGATGATGAACCCAGGTTCATATAACGAAGATATCCCATTCGAACAAATCTATGCAGAAGAAAAAGCTGGTAAGATTAACGCAATGATTGAAGATATCGCTTGGAAAGGAAACACTTCAACTGGTTCTGGTAACCTTGCACTTTGTGATGGATTCATCGCATTGTTCGATTCACTTTCTGGGTCAACACCAGCTGGTAATACTGGTCCATTTACGGCTATCACAGCTTCAAATATTGTTGATATCGTTGATGGAATGGTAGAAGCAGTTCCTTCTGACATTATCGATGCAGATGACCTTCATTTGTTTATGTCATACGAGGATTACAGAACTTATTCAAAAGCGTTGAGAGATGCTAACTTGTTCCACTACACTGGTGCAGAGGACCAAGGACAAGAGTTCAGTCAAATGATACCAGGTACTAACGTTAGAGCGATTGCAGTTAGAGGATTAAATTCAACTAACAGAATGTTCTTATCAAGAGCAGCAAACCTTTACTTCGGTACAGATTTACTTAACGATGCAGAGGATTTCAAAATCTTCTACTCAGAGGACAACGATGAAGTAAGATTCAGAGCTAAGTTCAAGATGGGTGTTGAAGTTGCATTCCCAGAATTCGTGGTAGATTTCAATCTACCTACCTACAACGGTGGAGGTTCTTTATAATGTAATAGTTAGACTATAAAAAAGATAATTATTTAAGATTGGGTGGTAATTATTACCATCCAACTCTTAAACTAGAATAATAAAAAAATTTAAAACAAATAATAATATGAGTTGTGTAATTGATAATGGTTATACTTTAGGATGTTCATCAGTTGGTGGGGTAGAAAAAGTTTGGGTAGGTACATATGATGCTGATACAGCTTACTCACTTGATTCTGATAACATAATTACAGGTGTAACAAGTGGACAAACAGTGTACTTATTCGAACAGGATATTGAATACGCTGGTCTAGAACAAAATGGTGTATTTGAACGTGGAAACGGTACGGTTCATTACGAATCTATCCTTTCAGTTAAGTTCATCGATTTAGATGCTACCTTAAGAAACACGGCATTAGCATTAGGTAAAGCACCTATTGTGGCTGTGGTTAAATCAAACAGTGGTAACTTCTACCTATTAGGTAAAGAAACTGCTGGTAGAGCTACCGAAGGAAACCTTTCATTAGGTGTTGCTTTAAGTGATATGAATGGTGCTAACTTTAGCTTCACATTCAAATCTCAAGATGGTGCTTTCTTGATTGACGAAGGTTTAGTTCCAACGGGTGCGGATGGTGTCCTTGGTGCGTAATAGAAAAGGCTTGAATAATAGTTTCAGTATATTTCCTAAAATGGTTGAGCATTACGTTCAACCATTTTTTTGTTTATAGCTATTCGTGAACAAAATAACACTTTTGATATTTACTAATAAAAGGAATGTTAAAAATAAACAAAAACGCATTGAATGCATTATACGTAACGGTTACTGAGAATACAACAATCAGTGATGCTAAGTACTTAATGCAACTATTCTCCAACGATAATCACACAGATAAGGTGGTTAGATTCACAGGAGATACCTCTAATAATCCAGCTCGTTGGAATATCTTTTATTTAAGAGAAGATTCATCAGAGGATTTAGAGAACGCTGTTATATCATTGGATGCTGGTACATATGATTACTCAATCTATGAAACATCTGGTACTACTGGTACAACTATAACTGGATTGACAAGGGTTGAATCTGGACTATTGGAGGTTGATGGAACTGGTACAACTAGAACTACATTCAACGATGAAAATGGTATAATTACTTTTGATGGTTAATCTATCTTTTTGGTAAAGCTTTAACTCTACCTAGATTACTTATTTGGTATAGCCCTTCATATCCAATCATATCTCTTCCATGTTGCAAATATACGAAAATTAAATATATAAACAAAAATACGTTTTATATATTTATTATTAAACAGAATGAATTATGAAGAATAAACAAAACGATAGCCAAGATAAAAAGGGTGTACCATTTAAGGTGTTTGCTTTTAATGAGGCATATGAACCACCAGTTAGTAAGTGGGATAAGAAGTTGAACATACTTACTTGGGGTAAGAAAAATAAATATCCAAACTATATTATCGATATGTACAATGATGCTGGTTCAACCACTCATAAATCGATAATCAATAAGAAGGTTAGATTATGTACTGGTAAAGGTTTCGTTGAAACAGATGATGAAAGGTTAAATCAATTCATTGCTGATAATGAATTATCAACACATATTAAACGTGCTAGTTTGGACCTTGAATTATTCAATGGTTTTGCATTCGAAGTAATATGGTCAAATGATGGTAGTAGAATAACTAATATCCAACACCTTCCTCTACATAAGGTTAGAATCGGTGTGGATGATAGTGGTCAAATGGATGAACACGTATGGTTCTCTAATGATTGGGACCAAACTAAGAAGGAAGAATACAAACCAGAGTATATCCCAATGTATAATACAAAGAAACCAAGAGGTAAACAAATCTATTTGTATACTGAATACAACCCAAACTCTGAATTCTATCCTATTGCATCATACTCAACTGGTATGAACTACATTGAATTGGATTATGAGATATCAAAATTCCATTTAAATCAAGTTAAGCAAGGGTATAGTCCATCGTTTATATTAAACTTCGCTACAGGTATCCCAACAGAAGAGGAACAAGATACATTCTTTAGGGATTTCAAACGTAATTATAGTGGTACTGACAATAGTGGTAAGATTATTCTTACATATTCTGAGGGTCAAGAACAAGCACCAGAGATTCAAACGATTAATTTGAATGATTCTGATGAGAGATTCACGCTATTACAGGATATGGTTGAGAAGAATATTGTAATGGCCCACGAGATTCCAGCTGCAATGAGTATATTGACACCTGGTAAACTGGGTTCAACAAATGAACGTAAGGAACTACTTGAGGAATTTAATCAATCATACATCGTCCCAAGGCAAGAAACATTGGAGCATGTGATTAATTTATTAATCAAACCAAACCAATATACAGAAGAGCTTGAATTGGCAACTTATATTGATAAAGAAGCTCCAGTATCAAATGATAAAGAAGGTGATGCTAGAAGCCAACTACGTGGTTCTGTCGGTGGTGTACAAGGTATCATCCAGATACAACAATCAGTGGCAGAAGGGTTAACTGATAGGTCATCAGCAGCAGCATTGCTTGAATTAATCTATGGGTTTGACCCAACTGATGCATTGAGGTTATTAGGTAGCGTACAAGAGGGTGAGCAAAAAGATAATGAAGAAGAAAATAATACAGAAGAATAATGACAACAATTAAGTTTATATCAACAGATTATTTGAAAGAGAATACAATATTGGAAATGAATGTTGATGATTCCAAGTTGACACCATTGATTATTAGGTGCCAAAGAATGTATTTACAACAAACACTTGGGTCTAGTTTCTATAACCATCTATCAGATGCTGTAGCTAACTCGACATTAACCACTGCTGAAACAAATCTTATTAAGGATTTTATACAGCCAATGGTGGCCGAATATGTTGTCTATGAAGCAATACCTCAGACACACTTTAAAATGACGAATAAGGGTAACGTGAAGCAAAACTCAGAGTGGTCAGAATCATCTCAATTGGATGAGATTAAATATATGAGGAATGCAATTAAAGATTCAGCTGAATTCTTCGCAACAAGATTAGCTAAATATCTTTGTGATAATGCAGAGGATTTCCCAGCGTGGAACAACAGAACATTACCAGAGAATCTTGAGAGAGATGGTAGGCCATATTTTAATGGAGTTTTTATAGAAAAGAATAGGAGTAATGATGGATGCTGCGATTAATTGATGATAATATAAGGATTGGAAGTGAGGGTGAATACCCACCACAACCAAGTAAAAAATAAAACGACTATGATTATAATGGATGCTGGACATGGCTCTATAAATCCATCAACTGGAAAGTACGTAACACCTGGTAAACGTTCCCCAATTTGGGATGATGGTACACAATACTTCGAAGGAGTTGGGAATAGAGAAATCGTAGCAAAGCTACATAAGCTTTGTCAGTTCCATGGAATTGATTCAACCATACTTGTACCAGAGTGGGAAGATATTAGTCTATTAGAACGTGTTAAAAGAGTAAATAAGATATACTCCCAACATAAGGATGCTATCTTAATCTCAATACATTCAAATGGGTTCTCAAAGGAAACAGCAAATGGGTTTGAAATCTTCACATCCAATGGTAAAACTAAATCAGATGATATTGCAAAGGTATTACATAAGGAGTATTTGGAGGTAATGGATGATATTCACGATAGGGGAATCAAAGAAGCTGGATTCTATATGGTAAAACGTACACATTGTCCAGCAGTGTTATACGAAACAATGTTTCACACAAATGAGAAGGAATGTAAGATACTAATGAATGACCAAGATAGGGTTGTTGAGGCCATTTTTAATGGCATACTGGAGCTGAGAAGTGAAGGTTTGATTCCAGATAATAGGGGTTGTTAAATAAAATATTTGCCTGGTATGTTAATTCATACCAGGCTTTTTTCATTTTATAGACTATTTATTATTAAACAAAATTGGTTTTTTCTACACTTAAATGAAATACTTTGCATATGAATTTTAAAAATCTAAAAACAACTAAACTAGGAGATAAAGGTGAAACATATATTCCAGAGTTTTGTACTAAAAAATCAGTTAAATGCTATCAACCATCAACCGATGGTCCATATCCAGTCGATAGTATTATATTACACAAGAATGAAACTTATGGATTGGAAGCCAAAACAAAACCACGTAGAGTTCACTTTGCTGACACTGGTTTTGACACTGCTGATTTTCACACATACTTAAAGCTAATCAAAGATAATGTATTCGATGATATTTGCATACTATTCATTGACAGTGTTTCTAAGAAGATATGGTATCAATGGATGTCTAAGTTGGAGAAGTTCGCTGACATCCAAGGTAACGTAGTTTATTTCCCATTGACGGTATTGAATACTTATAGGGATTTAACAGATAAGGAATCTAAAGAACTATTGGGTATGACTAATTCTAAATACTATTGATTCATCAAAATCTTCTGAGCTAATTACCTTGGAGTATTTATTTTTGTAACAAATTAGTTACTACCCCATATTTCGACATTACTTTAATGTATTGTTCCATCTGTGGCCTCCACCTAACCATCAATCGTTCACCTATTGGACAGTACTCTGAATATCCATATAAAGGTTCATCAGCTTGTGATTCAAACATTGCACTCAATTCCTTATCAGTAAGATTATCCAATAGTTTATGACAAGCCTTCCTAAACATCTCATCTCTATTACCATTATATCCATCTGGTATTTCCATTTGTAAATAATCACACGACATATTTATATTGTTTTATCTTCTATTATTTTCTCAAGCATATCAACACTTTTCACTTCACCATTTCTAATATCATTATTAATTGCGGTGATATCATCAGAGAATAAATCATCTTGAGAATCATGATATTGGAAATACTTAAGGATTTCCCTAGGTGTATCAATATCTTTATCTTCTGGTTGGGTGAGTGGTTCTGGTTTAGAACCAAACCTTTCCACCTTTGATTTATCGACTGGTTGGAATATAGTTTTCTTTTCTTTATCCTTTGGTTGGGTGAGTGGTTCTGGTTCTGGTTCAACTTCATCTGATTTTAAATCTTCAATAATCTTATCCAAGTTAGTGAATAGTTTGGTTGATGAACCACCAGTAGAACCATTATAGTTAGTGGTATTATCTGTAATAATATAACCCTTTTTCTTTAATCGACATACAGAATTTTTAATCGATTGTCTACCCACACATAAAGTTTCGGCAACTTTACGATAGTTCATATATAACTCTTGCTTATTATCTTGATAGGATAATACTAACTCAATTAATAATCTATCAAGTGGGGTGATATCTAATTTACCCAGTATTGGGTAAGATTTTATGAAACCAATTTTGTTGATTTCTTTTTGTAATTTTTCTAATTTGGTAGTTTTCTTCATTTGTTTTCATAGTCTACTTCTTATGTTATTCTACTTTTTTCTAATGATATTAGTTGGGAAGTAGACCAAGGGACAGGTTAATTAGACCTATGATTGTCCCTTGGACCCAAGTAATCTAATCGACTACAATAATATATATAAGCGAAGATACCCAAAAGCATACCTTTATACAATTTTTTTTAAAATTAATACGTTAAATATTTAACATCGTGTTTTATTTTCTACTGTTGGGGTACTTATTTGAGTACCTACTGGTACTTATTTGAGTACCTACTGGTACTTATTTGAGTACCTACTGGTACTTATTTGAGTACCTACTGGTACTTATTTGAGTACCTACTGGTACTTATTTGAGTACCTACTGGTACCTATTTGAGTACCTCATTATTAGAATCTTTATAATAATCTTTATAATAATCTTTATAAGAATCTTTATAATAATCTTTATAAGAATCTTTATAAGAATCATTATAAGAATCATTATAACATTCCTTTATAAGTTATTAATCATTGGTAAACTTTTTTTAATTTATTTAGTAATCTACTCCCAACTAATGACCGAAGGTCTACAATACAATTTAATTTATTTAGTAATCTACTCCCAACTAATGACCGAAGGTCTACAATACAATTCTAGGTAGCTTATATTACATTGTGAACTACTTTATCATAATCTGGTATCCAACATTACCCAATGACACGAAGTGTCCTTAAATAAGCTTAAAATGAATATTGGAATAAGGTCGAAGGTATCATCCAACTGTATTTAATTATGCGTAGCCGCATTTACTTAGTTCCCAAGATATGAACCCCCTCGTTCCGCTCGTCCCCCTTAGACATTTCTCATTTCTCCAATATAATCAACTTAGTATCTGCAATCGTATCAATTAAACAATCCTCCAGCACCTCAAAGATTAATTCATCCAAGTGATGTGTTAACCCTTCCAACCTAAATTGGATGGTGAATGTACAATATCCTCGTTGATGATGATTCAATACAATCGTTTCCTTTAGCTCTGGAATGAATAGGATACCCATATCCTCATCCAATCCTAGTTTTGATATGTTCCTATTCCAACTACCACGAAGTGCTCTTAATGGCCCTCCTATGTCGTTGTAATTAGAACCATTTAAATAACACCCAAGTTGGATGCTACCAATATCACCATACTTATCAACCTTGTACCTTTCGATTCTGTAGTTATCAACCTTTTTTTTCTTACTTGTGCTTACCATAATTATAATTTTTTTTTACTATAACCTATACTTTTCAATATTAGCTTATATTTATATAATACAAAGATATGTTAATATTAATAATAAAGATAGGATAAATCCTATATATAATATAAAAAAGGGAATAAATTGGAAGAATCAAAGGAAAATAGAGATTATTTACAAGAGGCAATGGATTTTATTGAACGATATAAATCATATCTCCAACTAGATGAGGATGATATACAAGAAGTTTTAATCAAATTCCATAAATATTATGACCCAACTAAAGGAACATCACCAGATACCTTTGTAAAATTATGTGCTGATACCCATAATGCAACAAAATGGAAGAGTATTAACCGACAAAAACATAAACACATTGCTATCCAAATCGATAAACATCAAGATAATGATGACGATGAAGGATTCTCCAATTGGCTTATGGGGCAATTAACACCCTATTTAAACCAGTTCGAACATGATATAGATGCAGAGTATACCAAAGAAGAATTGAATAAGTATATGAGCGTTCTATCGCCCAAGCAAAGATATGTGATTGAAGAGGTGTATTTAAATGGTAGGTCCCAAACTGAGATTGCAAAAGATATGAAATGTAGTAGGGCTAATGTTTATACTTATAGGAAAAATGCATTACTAAAAATAAGAAAAAAATTTAACATATGAGTGAAGAATATAACGAAGAATTTAATGAATTTAATGAATTTATGGAAGAACAAGATTATGATTTTGTTTTTCTGTTTGATGAGAATGATTTGGAAGGTACATTCTCTAGTATCAAATCAGAATTCATATTGGATTCATTAGAAACGGTAAGAATAAGAGGGTTTGAACCCAATATTAAACATTTTAATACCGTATACCTAATCAGTAAGTATACGTAC